AGGGATGTCTGAGCGCCCACTAGCAACTCTTGAATAAAGGGATGTGGGGGGGAATTTTGAGAGGAATTAGAGTCCGGGCTTTCGCCTGGGGCAGCAAGTACTTTTAAAGTACGGTTGTTTGTCAAAGCAACTCTAATCTGGATGATGTAGTCCTGTTCCGTGAGGTACAGGATCCTACCCGGTGACACCGGATCCACGACTGCGTACATACCTGCATCCACCTTTTCCCAATCTACTTTGTCAAATAGACGGTGATTCGGAAGTGCATGTAAAAGAGACGAAACGCTAAATAAGCATTTTTGCGCTAGTGGAGAGTTTGTTATCAGATATTGCCCGTTAATGTTAAACACGGGTAATGGACGAAATGAATTCTTCATGAATAGCATATTGTTTATACTTAGGAAAATGTCAAGACGACCCCTCTTTCCACTGGTGGTTTAAGCCGGTGGGGAGTAGACCGTTCTAAGGGCAACGAGTACTGAGTGAGTTTCACGTCATCACTTTCATGGTGGCGATCTGTTAACACTCTTACAGAGTTGAGGGACAAGTCAGTGTTTAAGGATCGGTTTTCGAGAATACCTTCTTGGAGACTGATACCTTGTATGCTGCACCTTAGTCCCCTAAAGCCAGAAGCCAGCATCACCTTTCACAACTGTGAATTAGGTTGGTCGGCTACAACAGCAGTATCAATCCCTCCATCCTTTGTACCCCTTACCTCCTAGGTAAGGTTACGAGGAACGTCATCACTGACGAACCGCGCAATTGTTTGGAACCCTTTCGGGTACACATGTTTACCAGACATTCCTTGTCTGTGTCAACTTTGCACCCAAAGATCCCAACTTTTGCAGCATTCGAGTGGGGTGGTCCCGAAATGTTGGACTTTACCAACTTTCGCAAGTTGGAAGAGTAGTCCGGTCCAGCGGCGTTTTCGCCACTTGGTACGTTCACCTCGGTGATCCTCCAAGAAGGACCGCCAAGACTTGACCCAAGGCATGCTTAAGATTCACAACTTAGCTGCTTTGCTTCACAGATCCTTGGTACGCAGAGCGTTGGTTTCCACACTACGCTGGGACTCTTTTGTATCTATGCTTACGCAAACGCACGTTGTTACCAACTTACGTTTGTCTGTATCGTAAACAGTCTGGGTGGCAATGATAGAACGTCGTCTACCATTTAGATGGCGGCCCAGTGCAATTCTGG